CCCGGTGCTACGGGGCATACTTCCAGGTATGCTACTGGTGGTTTTATCGTGAACCACAAACACCTCCATAAAGGAGAGGCATAACAACAGGAACTATTGATTGCACCTTGTTGGTCAACCCCATTTTCCAAATTATTATATTAACGAGGAGGAAGCCTACCATCGCCACCCAGGTGCTGGAGTTAGAACTCCCATCACACCAAAATCGGGCATTAGGCTAGGAGCTATCCAAGTTAAAATAATAAGATGTTATTGGACATGACACACGATACAACTACTAGAGGAGTTGAAAGCTATGCTGCTAACACACACAATAAAAACGGGTGTCACCAATGTGATAGAGAAGACTATGGTTTATAAAGATCTCAGCCTGAACTACCACAAATACATACCAGATCGACCGAAGTCCTGCCCACAGAGCACTAGCTGACACCGCTCCAGAACATACCCAATGTTCAATGTCAAAATTAGGTCACGCAACATGCTCGGAAGGGGATCTCCCAACGTTACATGAGGCTTGCCTAACACTAGTGATGTAAACAGTTTACACCAGTACGACACCAATTACTATTGTGTCTGAAAACAACACATTTCCTTTGTAGATCACAGAATGTGGGTTCTGTGGCCCCTAAGTTTAAACAGAATGGGTCTGGGGCGTGACCCAAAACGCAAGCTCAAGGCTTGCGATAAACAATGACACGAGGATCGGGATTGGTATCGGAGACGACCAAGGAGTGTTCGTTAATAATAGGGTCAACATGCTTGACTGGGCAATCAGGATCAATTTCAGTTGAACTCATTGGATGAACACCAGCGATAAGAGCCATATCACTCATTAAGATATCACCAGTGGCAGTTGACAAAGGTGTAACACGTAAACCACCACGCCAATGACTTAGACCAGAATAGGTAGAAGCAAAAACCTTCAATTTGACTACAACTTGGGCACTACTAGGTAGTAGAGATATATAAACCAAAGCAGTCTGATTCTGAACATAAGTATAATTCGTGTTAGAGACAGCATTAAGAATGGCCCCACTGACAGAATAACCAGTCCAATTGATGGATGAAGTAAGAAAGTCCATAGGCACAACAGGTGCTTGAGCTGTCATGGTCCCCGCTTGAGTTCCATAATTAAAATCAATCATGAAATATCCAGTGGTGTACAAATAAATACCCAAGACACCATTACTGGCCGGGGTCAACATTGAAACCCAACACCAGGAATCATCATTGGCTGTAACAATTTGAGTACTAGCACTCAAACCAAGATAATAAGTATCATCATAGGTGATGATTCGACTAAAATAGTCGACAGGGTTATAACCAGGACTTGGAATTGACAATGTGACAGAGTAAGCACACCACAATTCACCAAAAGTTTGAGGGTCAGAACCAACACTTTCACAATAAGCCAATATCTTCATACAATCAACCAGACGCTTGTCATCATAGAAACCATTTCGCCTTAGGACATAATGAGAATCCAGAAACGAATATAGTTTCTTCATTGGGATAGAAACCCTTAAGGGAGCCCAAACATTGCCACGAGCGGCACCATCACGAGACTCCAGAAAGGACTTAGGAACTCCAACAAGTTGAGTCATGACATCATAGCATGGGGAAAGGACAACCTCACCAGTAGTATTAGAGGAACAAGTAGGTACATACTCAAAAGACAATTTGGAAAAACGATATCTTTCAAAGGCAACTGCAACAGTTGACAACCAAGGAAAAACCGGAGATCCAGCATTAACTGAGTATTCTACAGACTCAGTACCACCAGAGAGGTGCATGCCAACTGTACCCAGACACTCACGATGAATAATCGTGAAACTGCGAGCTGACACACTACGAACAATTTTGCCTGTAGCAGCTGGAGCTGTAACAGAAACAAGACTCCTAGATTTCTTTCTTTTGGAAGCGTTTCGAACAGGTTTTCGAAGACGCTTGGATTTGGATCCAGATTTAGGTTTAATAGAGCGTTTAGACTTCGTATTTTTAGTCATAGACATTAAAATACGGAGCCCGCTCTAAATTGAACGTCCTCATAAGCAGACATGCGAGCTACCAAATCATCATGAAGTAAAGTGAAAGGGTCAAGTAGATAAGCTCGGCAAAATTCAGATATCAATCTTTGATATTCATTAAGATTGATATGATAGAAATGACAAACTGCCAACTTAGACTCATTAGACACTGAATGCAAAGCGCCAGTTGGTCTAAACCATGCGGGTTCTGGTTTAACATCTCTGACGGTAGTATTCATCATGATGAACTCTGAAATCTCAGAAATAATTGGAACATGGGCTATCAAAGGTAGTTGAGATTTCAAATTAGAAACAAGCAAATCACGATAATCATCAACTGTCATACCTTGTTTTGAGGTTATCAGCGGAAAACGAATCAAGGCTCGAATTATTTTCTTTCCGATGTGAAAACGATATCCGTTCTCATCAGGCAAGCAAGGATAAAGCTTGCATGACAGGAACTCAACATCGAAAGGATCCAAAGAGGCTGTAACCTTCAAAATCAATCCCATTCTCTTAGCATGGATAACCAGGCCATCAACAATTTTCTGAGGACCTCCAGCTCGCCTAACGTCTTCAGGGTGAATTATACACAAATTGTCATCGCCTAAGAGGACAAAATGTGGGGTAACATGAATCGATTGCAAATAGGAGACATAAAAACGAATGGAGAGGATAGTATTGCCCACACAAGTATCAACATCTCCAGTTTTACGACCACCATTTGCGCGAAAACGGCAACCTTTACAATAAGTCCAACAATCCATTTTGCTACGGAGCAAATCCTTAGTTGAATAACGTTTACCAAAGGTTTTAACCACATATCTCCACAATCCCAACTGGTAATACATATCGGTTTCCCTTTCAACATACCAGTGCACTTGGGTACTGTCATAACGGGAAAAATCACCAGTAATGATGAGGGAGCCGGGCAGGTAGTATGTGTGAAACCATCCGTTAATATCAGTAGTACTTGCTCCACAACAAAAGAATATCGGATTATGTTTGTTGAACTTAGTGACAAAAGCTACCTGTAAAGCCAAAAACCAGACACCCCACAGAGCCTTGAATTTGGCATTAACTGCCTGAATCATTCGAGGGCGAATTGAGGCTGGCCCTCCAGCTTCAACTCGCGCCGAATGAATAACGGGTATAGTGTGCCCAACAAAATAAAATTCCTTACAGAACTTAATAAAACCAGTGGCTGCAAACTTGGAGATGGGCACATGAGATGACAATAAACACTTCCGGGCTGATATAATGGCATTCCTCTTGGAAACGGGAAATCGAGCGCAATATGATGCAAACGTATGAATGCAATACACTTGATCGTCTGTGACATGATCAGAGACGTCAGTAACGATTTCCTTATATATGTATTGTCCTCGTAAAACAGGCAGCATAGAGCAGTACGGGGTAAAATCATCACAAAGAATTTGGGAGAATATCCAGTTCGTACTTGAAAAACACCGACCGGCATAATCCTCATCCATAGGAGGATTCTCTGGCAAAACACGTCGGACAAGGCAAGCAAGTACGTTCCAAGTACAGTTATCGAAACAGACTGGGATGGCACAATCAAAAATAGGTGCCATAACAACAAATCCCGGTCTAGGCTTATGGGCGACGAAACTATCATGGATAGTTTCAATTCGAGCACAAGGGTCGATTTTATACAGCTGAGAGACTGTATAACTGGCATTTTTGGTGATAACTGGGTATTCGGACCTAAAAGCCAACGGCCCCGTGCAATAGTTCCTAAAGATGAATTATTAACACGACGCATCCAAGTCACAAAAGAACTGAACTTAGGTCGAAATAATCTCCAAAGGAACCAGCACAGGGCCACAAAACGAAGGATGATTAACAAGAAATTTGATGGATCAGCTACTCCATCAAAAGCATAAGCACGACCAACAAGCAAAAATAACAAAGTTATCAAAGAAATAGCTTGATAATGAAGTCGTAAATAATGCTCAAGAAAAAAGGCTAAGAAAAAGAATATGAGAAGCCACAAAACTGTAGGAAAAATCAGGGATAAACAGGAACAAGCTAAAAACAAACATAGCTGTGCCTTGTTACCCAAAGCCAAGTCCATGGGCATGTCATAAGGCAAAGGAATACAAGCTGAATCAACCTTACGTTTGTAGGCATGTTCGACAATCGCTGACATATGAGTTAGAAGTTCAGGTCTTTGATTATCTTCAATCATAGTCATTGTGGCATTAGCTCCTGCTGCTTCAACGTACTCCCGATATTTGGTATAATTAAGACCGTTAACAGCCCAAAGAGCTAAAATGGCTGAATACAATTTCTCCGGAACTGAAATTGTACGAACAGATAGAGGACCAAAAGAACCACAAACCCAGAAAAACAAACGAGATAGACTAGATACAAAAGTCACACTTTCAGGCAATTCAACAAAAGAAGGTCGAGGAACATAATAAGCTACCTGGACATTAGAAGTCAAAGATGATGGAAGAATAGCAAGAGGTAGTAATTGATTGGTTACTTCGGCACGAATGACCCACACACCAATTATCCTCTCAGAATCGGTGTAAATGAGTTCAGTGTGCAGACGTCCGATGCCAGTACCAGTTCTCACATCGGTCGTCCTAATTTGTTGAAAAAACTCTGAAACCACCTCACGATACCATAAAAGACCTCCACCAAAGTTGATACCATACTCAACAGTACCTGGGGAGGATTTGTTAGCATATTCCTGAATGATTGAATGCTGGTCAGGAAGAACCGTGGGCAGTTGAATAAGTCTTTGCCTAGACGTGGAATGACGCAAGTTCTCAAGAATTGAATACTCAATTGTATGATTTTGTTGCCACATAAAATCCACAATGATACCCAAACCACCACAATGCAGCATAAGCGCTTGGTATAGATCCTCGGCTTTGACAGTATGACAACCAAAGGCAGACCACAAAAAATTGCTACTGCCAAATTCACAGAATTCTGTGAAAGCATGCCGGCAAAGAAAATCAATATCCGGTGCATAGTGTGGTTGAACTGACAATACAGATTGCACACTGCTTGGGTCGGTGATGTGGTGGACCCTCCCGAAGAAATTCCGGGGAGGAAAGGCGGTATTGTAAAATAATGCATGACTTTGAGGAGAAATGCGTAAACTACCATATAGGTAATTTGAAGCCACCCCAATAGCATGGTTAATAAGGGTGACCAGTACCGGGTGACCCCTTCCAAGCAAAGATTGACTAATCCGAAATATACCGCTAGGAAAGTACTTTTGGATGCCATAAGGTAAGACACGAAAAACAGGATCGTTAGGAACAAAATATAAAGTGGGATCCCTTGGATGCCTGGAAGGATCTTGAGTATCAAAAAGGTTAGGAGGATCGATAGGAGGAGAACTAGAGCTATCAGTTGGATTAAATTGAGCGTGTAAATTTCTATCATTACGTTGTCGTACATTCATTGTTGTATGAAATAAACCATATACC